TCTTGGTTTGGGTCTTGCTGCTGGAGCAACCTATTTACAAACTAAGGAGAACATCGAAGAAAAGGGAATGGAACCAGTTCCTGCTGCTGTTGAGGCAGGAACACCAATAGCTGCAGGTGCTGCTGCTGGTGCTTTAACCAAAGGTCCATTATGGTTGAAGGCATTTACATCTACTGCTGCTTTTATTGGAACTGAATATCTTCAGGATAAAGGTATTATCAATTTATCCAGTATGTTCAGTTCTGGTCAGGAACAAATGGATGGTGGTGAACAATTTACAACTGATACAAAAAGAGAAGTTAACGCGGTAGAGCAACCAGGTGGTGACACTACAAAACCGCAACAAATGAAAGCGGCAGAAATATCTTCTGCACCTAGATCCGATACGACTAAACAAATAGGTAGTGTTCCAGCAGCACTTGGAGAAGCAAATAGAGTAGCGAGAGTGTCTTCAGGAAACCCTGATAATTTTTATAGGATATTCTCTCAGACTCAATATCAGGTGGTGTAAAACATGGCACTTTCTCCACTAGTAAAAAAATCATCATTAAGAGTTTCTTCACTATCCCAATCAGTAGAGTCTTTAAACAAGACGTTTAATAGTTCTATTAGGTTGACAAACGGCATTGTACAAAGCATGTCGGAGAGGAATGATATAAAAAGAAGATCGTTATCTGATAGAAAAAAATACTTCAATAGAAGAAGAGAGGCAGTAAGAAGAAGAGAGCAAGAAAGTATCATTGAAGCATCCAGTATTGGTGGTGCTATAAAGAGGACTGGTAAGGTTGTGTCTGATAGCACCAAGGGATTCTTGGGCAGAATACTCGACTTTGTTGGCACATTATTAGTCGGTTGGTTGCTGCTGAATCTACCAAGGATTATTGATGGTGCGAAGAAACTCATTGAGAGGATGCAAAAACTAGTCACCACTTTGACTAGTGCAGTTGGTAATGTGACAGATTTCTTATTTACTTTTGGTCAGTTGCTTGGTGGCGTCGTTGCTGATATTGCAACATTCAACTTTGGAAATCTTGGCAATACTATTAGCGATGCCATGAATAAGATGAATGATTCTGTGAGAAAACTAGAGCAAGATGTATTTGATGGTATTCGTTTACTGACGCTTCCCATTGACTTTGGTCTTGATGAAGTTATAGATGATGCTAGTGCTGGATCTGCACCATCTGGTGGAAATGTATCTGGTATTGATTTTAGTGGGGTTGGAGAAAATCCAACAACTCTTAATGAAGGTGCTAAACTTTTAATGAAGAAAGGTTTTCCTGCAAAAGGTGCAGCATATATTGCTGGTAACATTCAACAGGAATCTGGATGGAATGCTCAGAAACGGCCATGGGTTCTTAATGATGGTGCTGGAACTAATAAGGGATTGATAAGTTGGAATAGAAGTAGAATCACTGCTGGTGAAAAGTTTTTAGGTAAACCACTTGAAAAGGCAACTGCTTCTGAGCAGATTGATTGGATTAAAGAAGAAATGAGACAATATGGTGTATTAAAAGTATTCATGGATCCAAATGCTAGTGAGAAGCAACTTAAGGATGCATCTTACAAATATATTGTTTGGGGTGATACTGGCAGTCGTTGGAAATATTCTCAATCAGCATATCAATATCTCTTGAAAGAAGGTTCTAAAAAAACTACGACAATAGGACCAGTCCAACTTGGAGATAGATTGTCTAAAGGTCAAGATATATCTGGAATGATTTCCACAAAGGGAGTTGGATATACTGAAGTAACTAGCCTCTATGGAATGCGTCGCGGTAGAATGCACAAAGGTATTGATATTGCTGCTCCAAGAGGAACTTATATTGCACTTCGTGTTGATTGTGAGGTGATGGGCACTAAATTTGATAGAGGTGGATATGGTAAAGTTATTGATGTTTGGGTGCCTTCTTATGGTACTGATGTAATTGAACAGTCTGAAGA